ACCCAAACTTCCTAGGAACGATCCGCCACCAGCCATTGCTCCAACAGCAGCTGGATTAATACTATTAGACTTCCATGTTTCCATCGTCGCCGCATTCTGGTCATTCATACCTTGTACGCTATAGCCCCATGCTTGACGTGCAGCATTAGATTGGATGGTATTAACATCGATCCCACCTAAGAACTTGGTACTGGCCAACATATCTTGTGCCGAGCCTTGGGTAATATCGATCCCATTAGCTGACATTTGTGCGCGTTGATCGCCTATTATCTGCGCTTGTTTGCGCATGGCGGTTTGAGCGTCCATCTCGCCTTGCTGTAGGGTAGATGACCTGTTCTGTGCATCAATAGTGGCGTTGTTGCTAGCAACCTGAGCATTAAAGGCCGCTGCTTTTTTAGCTGCATCGGCTTGTTGAGCGGCTTGTACGCCTGTCATAGTTGCTGAAACTGCTGCGATAACAACCGCTGCTGCTATCATCGGCATGGCTGTTCCTCTATTAAGACGTTATCAATCATGGCAATATCCGTTTCTGAGGTTGCGTGTAGGCAATACCAATAGGCATCTTCAAGCGCAAAGATTGAGTGATGAGTCCCAGCCAAGATATTGATGCAGGCTGGCGCTTCGTATTCTGTAGTAACATCACCAACCTCAACAAGAACCCTGCCTGACGCTAAGATACTCAGATGGTCATAAGTATGTTTATGACTGACGACGTAATGATCTTTCGGTATCTCCATCTTTTTAGCATAGATGCCATCAGAGAAGTGATGTTGGATTTTTAAATCAAACTCAATCATCCTTCGCACCGTATGCAAATGATGAGGGTGATTCGGTCAGTCGTGCCATTGTTAATCACCTCGTGTTCGACTTCATTATTGAAATACCACGCCTCACCTAGATTCATAACAACCGTTTCATTTTCGCAGCGGTTATAGACTTCACCATTGGTTTCAAGGGGGATGTAAATTTTTGTGTTGTAGTGATGCGGATGCCAGCCATGATCGGCATGAGGTAGCACAGACTTGCCAGCAGGGATTCTAGTGATAAGCACACCACCTAGCTCAACGCCTTCGCAGAGCGCCATCATTTGAAAGATGAGGTTTCTTACTTGAGGGAGCTTGTAATAAGCGGCATACCAAGTGGCATGATGCTCGCCCACAAACTTGTCGTATTTTTCTCGCCACTCTGGGGAGCCGATTTCGTCATTAGTGTCGTCGTGACGATTGTCTTGACTGTTAAAGCGTAACCAAATATCTGAAGTATCTAAATGAGCCGTACCCTTCACTGAACGCCTATCGGTGATAGTATTCCAAAGCTCAGGTTGTCTTGCTAAGGCAAGCGCTATTGGATTGACATCAATTCCGTAGGCGACTCGTTGAAAATACTTCATTACTCACCATTTCAAAGCGTATTACTGGGAATCCGGGCTTGATCTCAATGGTTTCTTTGAAGGTGAAGCCTATGGTCTTAAGCCAGCGGATGGTCATTTTGTTTCTGACATCAACTATGTTTGACAATATAGGCCATCGTTTGGACATCATCCGCACGATGCGTTTTGTTCTACGCGTTAGGTTAAGAACATGGCTATCCATCGCGTTAGTGACTAAGAGCCAAGGGTTACCCACGATAGAGCAACCATAGATACAAACCAGCACCCCATCAGCAAAGACCGCAAAGCAGCAGTCCTTCTCAGAGTTATGCACCGAAGCCACCACGCACTCTAAAGTACCTAGGTTGGTGACAGCCTCGATCTCATCAATATCAATCTTACGCATGTTGTCGGTCAGCTCAACCATATCCTCGTAGGTAGGAAAGCGCTTAGTAACCTTAACCGCCAACGGTCACCTCGGTAGTAATATCAACAACCGTCAAGGGCAGAGGATCAGACTGCCGAACAGTGACACGACCTGACGGGTTATAACTGGAAGTCACAAACAGCGGGATCTCGTCAGCGATTAAGTCAGGCGCTGTGCCGGGCGATTCATAATGCCGAGTCTTAACGGATGTTAAGTGTGAGGTATCAGGGCCTGCACTAAAACCGCCTGAGTTATAGACACGCACCCATATCTTGTTGATATTCTTAACGCGAGACTGCCCCAGTGTAGCGTCGCCGACAATAGCCGCAGGCGTGGTGGTTAAGTCAGCAGTAATCGGTAAACCTACCTGTGCTTTAGTTACAGCAAAGGGCAGGGTAATCGCACCGCCAGTCACTACTTGTGGTGGCATGACAGCACCATCGCCTAAGATCGCAACGGTTTGACCTTCTAAGTACCCCAGACCAGTAATAGTGGTGGTTGCTGCGCCACTGTACGTTAAGCCGCAATCAACAAAGAAAGCGTCTTTAGGATCAGTGAAGAAGCGAGTATGGAGCATTTCAATATAGCGCTTAGTCACACCATTGATAGTGCGCTTAACGATGACATAAAGCACATCAGCGTTATTTTCTGTTACGGTGACGCAGGATTCAAATAGTCCGCCAACCGTATCATGTTTATGCCATGCGGAGACTTGTTGCTCAGGTACATAGGTCAAACCTAATAAGGCTCCAGCGCTATTAATTACCCAGATGATAGGGGTAGGCGCTCTGGATAAGATAAAGTCGGTAATGGTAGTAGTATCAAATAAATGTGGCGCTAGTAGGCATAGGTCATTAGAGGTGTAGCCTGAACTCTGCCAAGAGTAAACCATCTCACCAATATGACCGCCCTGAGCCTGTGGGTAAAGAATGTATTTATTGACCATAATAGGCGCAACTAACGACGTGCCGTTCTGGGTTTGAGTCTGGATATTTAAGGATGCGGCGGTTAAAGCACTGCCTGAATCAGCGCTGACACTCCATTCAGTCGAGGCGGTCAAGACCAATAGATCCGCCTGACTAGGTAATAAATGACGGATCGCATTGGCTTTCTGTGCCGCTATCTTAAAGCGTAAGGCATCACTACCTTGGCTGGGGATAGAGTAAGCAATATTGTAGTCAGAGGATGACTGCGTGGACCAAATGTTTTGCGGCTGATTAATCGTACCGGCAAACCAGCGGCGCTGCTGAAAATAACAGACTGACGAAGGATAGTTCCCTGCTGAGGCAAAGATCGCATCAGTAATCGGTAAGGTCTTAGTTAGATCGGCTAAGATATTATCATCAGTCAAGGTCAAGCCTGAGGTCTGGCCGATATAAGCAAAAGTACCCGAGGCATACTTATAGACGTTATAACGAATTGAACCAGTGACTGCGCTCCAAGTAATGGTGTTGTAGTTGCCTGATATAGTCAGGTCGTTGATTACCGTGCCTGTTGCCGTAGATGCTGGCGATTCTTCATAGCCTAAACTATTTAAAGCGGTAATAACGTACTTGAATGTCTGAGCAACCCCCGCTGTAGCATAATTCGCACCTACTGCCGCACCTGTTGGCGCTGCTGTCTGTGAAGCAAAAGAGATATTGGTTAGCGTCCAGTTAAGATTCGATAGTCGCTTTAGCTCTGCTGGCGGATAGTTAGGGTGCACAATGGTAATGACATCACCAGACTGCACATACTTAATCGTTGATAAATCGCCTTGCGCATAAGAGTGAGCAACCTCATAAGGCACACCACCATTCATTAACGTAGCGCCTGCCGAATGAAACCGAAAGTAACCAGCGCCCATCTCGATCACAAAGGTTTGTGACGATGAGAATGAGAATTGGATTAGTCGAGTAAAGTTAGCAGAGGTCTTAACTTCATTGACATACTGAAAGCCTGGGCGATTAGAGGCGACACCATGAGGCATGACGATAAAGTTTCGGCAAGTATCTAATCCAGCCTGCACCTTTGATATATCAAGACGCCCAAACAATTCACGGGATATTTCGCCACCACTAAAGCTACTCTTTAAAACTCTGACATTAGGCACGGGCAGCTATCCCCGCTGGTGCTGGAATCGGAAAAACTTTTCTGTTCTGCGTGTCGGAATCTTTAGCGCCTTTAAGCGCCATCGCATAAGCCTGCATACATTTCATGCTGGCTGATACACCCACATCACCTTTTAGCATAATGCCAGCAAGATTAGCGGCCAGCTTCCATGCAAGAGCGTCTATAAAGGAAGGCGGGAACACGGCGGTATTCGTGGTATAAGCTGCATATTTCAGCATGGCATTTTCTTGATTCGCATAGAGTACGCTATTGCCATCGCTATCAGACTCCATTGAGTAATCTTGCTGGTTGCCGTGCGTCGCTAGCCTATTCATGTAACTGGCCTTACTGCCATCACCATAGATGCTGGATGTAGTGGCATTGCTTGGAAAGCCACCGTAGTTGACGTCGCCCACCGCTGTTGAGTCATATAACGCGATAATGTTAATCATGTCGCTAGGTGCTTCGTAACAGTAATCCCATAAACTAGAAGGATTAGTCGTTAATGCCAGTGTAACTAGCTTACTATTAAAGCCCCAGTTGTGGTCATCAAGCACTGACGATAAAGACATGGGATAGAATCTAGCGCAATAACCCGCCTGAGCCGATTGATCGGGAGGATTAATACTAACTACGTTAGCCTCATCGCCCAGCCTAGCCAGAGCAAGATTACATATATCGACGTCTGAACTCATCTACTTAACCTTTTAAAGTGCTAATAATTCTTCTTTGGTAAAGCCAAAGCGCTCGATAGTGGCTAAATCTTCGGCGTCAACCCAGATAGGCGCTAATACTTCACCAGCATACTCAGGTTTATTGTAGTCATCAGGATAGGCTTGACTATCCACTTTATGAGTCATCGAGCCTTTTAGTAAAATAATAAATTCATCACGAGCTGGCGTACCCGCTAATGCGTCTAAATCTTCTCTTGTGTTAATGATTTGCATAGTCATATTTGTTATCCAGCCAGTTAAATAAATTGTGAGTATCCGCCCAACCCGCATGACCACGCCATGAGGCTAAGAATTTGGTTAGGTTTTCTGTTTCGTTGTATTCAATAAATCGTTTGATCTTTTGCTTCGCTCGTAATGCTGAGTCTTTTCTAATCAACTTATGGGTGGGCCATACCCGATACCCTAAGAAATTAATGCCTCTATTAACACTCGCGCATTCCCACTTACTAATTGATAGATTCAGGTTGTCTTGTGAGAACGCCTTGATCTTAATAAAGTCATCACGCAATTTCTCTGGATCATTACCAAGTATGACCACATCATCCATGTATCTAGCCCAGCGCCTGTGCTTTAGCTCATGGTGAATAAAGTTATCTAACTTAGAACCATAAATATTAGCAAACAACTGACTGGTTAGGCTGCCTATTGGAATGCCGACATTGCCCGGTATAATCAGTTGCTTGATAATATCAAGCGTTCTAGCGCAACCGATCTTTCTCTCTATCATAGCCAGTAATAACGTATGATCCACACTAGGAAAGAACTTACTGTAATCTGTCTTTAAGTAATAGGTAGGGATAGGCGCTTTTCTGAGTTCTGATTGAATATAACGCACGCCCGCATGTGTCCCTTTCCCAACTCTACACGCATACGTATTAGGCAGAAACATAGCCTCAAAAATATCACCGACAACCGCCATAAGTGCGTGTTGCGCCAGCCTATCCTTAAACTCTAAATCCGAGATCAGTCTCTGCTTAGGTTCAAATACATAGAACTGTTTATATTTACCCACTTGATAACTGCCATCTAGCAATTCTTGAGATAGCCTAGCCAAGTTAAGTGACTTATATTCTTTAAACTCCAGATAACCAAAGCTCATGCGTTTTGCACAAGCCGTCCTATTAAAAGCTAATTGCATGTTTTCTTGACTAGCTATGCGCTCAATTAAGTTCCTATGCGTTTTCAAGTCAGTAGCCCTGTTCAAGCGATATTACTAGGGGCATCCTGAACCGTGAAAAGTATTCGCCGAAGCAGGACACAATGGCTGACCACATACATAGTGATCGGCTTGCAATGCCGTAGCGATTACAAAGCGTAGGAAATAATGCCGTCACGACACCGCGCGAACCGATGTTGTTGTTCGAGTTCGTAGGCGAGTTGTTCCAGTTCGAGTAACGCGAACCTGCGTTCACTCCATCACTCCAGTTACCTCCAAAGTTCACGGTGTTTTACCCATTATGCCCTTTACGCTTAGTAATCCATGACCCTAGCATAGCCCCTACCTCCGCAAGCATCATTAAGACCACTTGGTGCTGGTGGGGAGTTATGCCGCGTGTACTCGGTATTACTAAGAAACGTAACCAAAACCGCAGTTGCGCTAAGCCTGCATCTGCGTCATATATTTTACTGACTTGATTGCTCTTACCGGCTATATAAAATAACTCAGCTTGAGTAAATAAAGACTGTAAAAACATATCTCTAACTACCCCATGCTTCCTCGGTAAAGACTGAATGATGGGGTATAAGTAATGGATCACCGCTTCGTACTTCTCGATGATCGCCATCTGACTATAATTAACAACCGCTTGTTGAATAGGTTGCATTTTAAAGGCCAGTGGCTTTCGCCACTTTAATCAAGTAACAGGTGGTCAACGACACCGCGCGAACCGAAGTAGCCGCTCGAGTACGAAGGCGAGTAGTTCCAGGACGAGTAACGCGAACCTGCGTTCATCCCATCACCCCAGTTACCTCCAAAGGTCACGGCATTACAAAGCTGATAAGTAGAGCCTCTGCCTGTGGTATTAGCCGTCCACGCAATCGCTCCAGCACCGCCACCAAAGTCTTTCCCCCAGACATCGAGTACGCCTGTTGCTTGGATAATGCCCCATCGAGACGTATAAGCAGCATTAAGTATGGTTGATGTCTGAGCTGTACCGATTGCAGAGGCTTCTGTTGTACCGAAAGCTAGAGCCGCAAATTCTTGACAACTTGCAGATCGTTTACCGTTGGCCGCTAAGACTTCGTTAGCTTCCCACCATGTTAGAGTGGTATAAGTTGTTGTGCCATTACCGCCAAACTTGGTTGGAACTTTAGGAGGAGCAGCACCTGTGGCTTGTGCGACGTTATATTTAGATGTGCCGTTAGTGTCTGGATCGGTATTAGTCAGATAAATATCAGCCCAGAAATTACCAGCAACTAAGGCCATGCCGCGTGGATCATTACATGCGGGTCTAAACTTTAAATCCCATAATGAGTAGGCATTGATATAAGGCGTAGTATTCCCACCCGCTTGAGCAGTCGCATTGCCACCCGGAGCATAATGGAAACCACCGATCTTACGGCTAGTAGAAGTCGTATAGCCCGTTGGCGTAGTAAAGTTAGCATCGGCTCTAATCGTGCCATCAGTACACGCATAGATCGCATAATCTGTACCTGTTGTTGCAGTCGGCATAGCGACGACAGTTCCAGTCGTGTAAGCATAACAAGCCCCACCGACTTCAACCCATAAGTTCGCTTGAGTCGATACAGCAAAAGCCGCTGTTACTGTGAAGGCTACGGATGAGGGAGCATCTTTTCTAAACTCACCACGAACGAATGGCCCAGTTACTACACCTGTAAACACAGGGGCTGCTAGTGGAGCAAATCCAGCAATACTAGCACCAGAAGGAATAGTTACTACACCCGTGAAAGTAGGTGAAGCTGTAGGAGCAAGCACGCCAGTAGGAAGATTGTTTAAGTCTTGGCGCAGCAATGGAAAGCCACCAGCAGTAGCTCCATCATGAACCACAACAGTTTTTTTATCGGTATCGACCGTTAATTCACGTAATGCGCCAGTAAAAGTAGTGTGCTGAGCTGTTGTGCCACCTCTGCGTTGTATTTGGTCAGACATAAAATATAAACTCCAGGTTAAGGCACAGTGCCAAAATTAAAAGATGCGGTTGCGTCTGATGCTAGATTGACGCATCGTGACGTTGATTCATTAGTAAATGTTGCTTGAGAAATGTTACCCATGTCCCAGCCGCCACTTACATAAATTGATGCAAATGTGACTGTTTTGCTAGATGGGAAAAATAAATCAATATAGTTTGCTAAAGCTAATGCAGTTGGTGTCGTAGCCGATATAGCAGAATTTGCAGCTGCAGTAGCAGATAACGATGCAGAAACTTTCGATGATGTGCAGCTTGAAGATAAAGAAGAGATAGATGCGACTGAATTAGATGCTGCCATCGCATAAGCCGATGCTTGACTTGTTGCTGCTGCGGTAGCTGATATTATAGTACCAGCTGCACTAGCTGCTGAATTAGCCGCAGCCAAAGCATATACTGCTGCTGCTGATGCAGATGATGACGCTTGCGCTAGAAAATCACCAATATAAGCACCAGGCGATCCTATCGAAGAGACTGATATTTGAAAGGTTCTGCTAAGTTGTTCTGCAAGCTGCTGAACCTGAATAACAACCCTATCTAACGCATCATTAATAGATTGAGGGTAAAATCCACCTGAATTAGTTAGCGCTAGGTTTTGAGTATTAGAAACTTGAGACGTCAGAGTAATATAAGTTGCTGTTGCTGGTGTCCACAATAAGGTAATAACACCACCTGGTGCAGCATTTTGATCTGAATTTAGGTAAACAGTATAATCAGATCCCAATACTAAAGCAGATTGCACTGAAGATGGATTAAGATAAGTAACTAATACATCAGTCGTTGCAAATACTTTAAAGGTAAAGGGAAATGAGCTGTTAACCCCATTACCTTGACTCGGCCCTGCTTTCCTAATAGTGGTATTTTGTATTGTCATCAGCTAGACCAGTGTCCTGTTTGTAGATAATAAATAATAGCGCCAGCGATACCCAAGACTGACCACTGCGTTAGGGTTTTAGCCGCTTCCCACATTAATTCTTTGCGAGCGCGCTGCAAGTTAATCTGTTCTCTAATCCACTCGTGTTCTTCTACATGCAGCTGAAGGTCGAGGTGCGCTCTGTCCTCCAATAACTCTTCAAGCAATAATCGTAAATCATCCCTATCAATATTCATTTTACTATTCCACAATTACGATTAACGAATGACCAACATGATTGTGCGTATACCGCTACTTGATCTGCTGCGAGGGCTTGGGTGAGAAGAAAGTCTGTAAGTCCTTCTGAAAGTTCGGCAGGCTCGGTTGAGCTAGCAGAGAGGCTGGTATTTGAATCTGTTGGCACGGGGCAATCACTGTTTTTACGACCGGTGTCGTACAGGCGCTTAGACTTAAGAGCGTCGTGATAAGCATTAATCGTTGTAATTGATTGGGCATGTGATAATTCCAAGTTAGTGTTAGCGTCTTTAGCAGCTGCCTGAGCTTGTGCGACTCGATCCTGAATGCTTACCAGAGTGTTAGCCGCTTGTTCATTGCTAGCTTGAATAGCTTGGTGCAAGCCACTGATCGTAGCGCTGTCTATTTTGTAAGCAGTGCCAAAGCCAATACCAAAGCTCAGCATCCCCGTAATAAGCAGGGCATAGATCATTCTGCTGGCCTGTTGGTCGCGTGCTTAAAGTTAAAAGCGATCCAGTTGATAGCCGCATGAGTCTTGGCTAAAGCTGATTCACCATCAGGTGGAGGCATAAAGGCTGCAAGTACCGAAGCACCCGCTATGACTTGAGGGATAAGTGTAGTCAAGCTGGTTAGCATGGCTGAAAGCGCATCCATAATGCCCGTAGTAAATTGAATAATCTCGATCATTAGGGATAGACTCCTTGTATTAGAAAACCCCCCACCGAAGCAGGGGGCATAATCTTTAAATCTTTGGTTCTTTAGGTTCTACGATCAACTCTAAGTTGTCAGCTACTTCGGCTTTATCATCAAGTTCGATGATTTCACCCTCTGCGACTAACGCATCATTAATAAAACTTTGAACCAATACTTTGTAACGTGCCATAAAGAGTCCTTATAAAAGAGCGAAGCCGTTTGGATAGAACTTTTGGCCGTCTTGGATTTCAGTACCGAAGTCACCGAAAACCGATCCAGCAGTAGTTGTACCTACGGAAATATAACGAGCGCCTAAATAACGCTGACCTTTAGAGCCAATGCGAGGATTGATGTCGCAAGCTGTACGTGAGCCTAGAGTTAAAGAAGCTACCGGAATCGCACCAGTAGTGCCTATTACAGTGACGTTGACAGATAAGGCTGCATCATCAGCAGAGATAACTTGCATCTCGATTGATGTGCCGCCAACAGCCGCAACCGTATATTCAAAGCGTCCGAAAAGATCAGAACCTTCACCCATATCGCGGGCAGTACCTAAGTCGATAGTGTTCGTTGAAAGTACCGAAGTACCCGCACTGAATACAGTCTGACCAGAAATAACGCCAGTAGCAGAGATTGCTCCTGATACTAATAAGTTGTTGTCTACATAAGCCATGACTACACCACTCTCGCTTCTGTGTTTAAGATTTGGTCAACACGACGTAGAGGCACACCTTCAAAAGTGTTCCAGCTAGAAGGTGTGCCGAATTGGTTAAGACCGCTGTTGATATCCAAGACAGTCTGTGATTTGTTCAACGCTTGTATTCTTAACATTGAGTAAACCGTTCTGTTCATGTAGAACGCAGGGCGACCCATACCAAGGTTAGGAATACGATCCAATGCGCGTGACATTAATTTGATAAGGTCAGCAGCCGCAGATTCAGCCACTAAGTTAGCGGTATTGATGTTACAAATACGCACCACATAACGCCAATCTTTAACAACTAGACCATTCTTCCATTGGTAATGCGTTTGGAAAGCTTGGTAAGGGTTAGAGTTAGAGTCATAAACAACCAATTCACCTTGATCGTCGTGTGCCAAACCAGCTTTTGAACCTTTAGGGAATGTGCAGAAAGTAGTGTTATCACCCCAAACAACTAAATAAATAGAAGTATTGTTGGTAGAAGTACCACCAGCGTCTAAGACGTTCTGAGCATTACCAGCACCAGAGATAGCGCCATAACGTGGAGCTAAACCTAAATACTGACGTGGATCAGTTGCAGGGTTTCCGTACAACAAGGTTTGTGCCTGAGCTTGGTTCATCGCTTCCAAGAACGCAGAATCTTCTGACATTCTAAAAGCATTTGTGTTGCCGTTTAGTAAAGCTAAGTCCTTATCGATCTTAGCGTAGGCTTCCAGCATACCAATCGACTCATCTACTTGCGCAGTGGTTGATTTGCTGGTTGGAATACCTTGGTTGATCGAACGCCAGTAAGCAGTCGGTAAGCCGGTACGGATGATGACGCGGTGACCCGTGGGTAAGTTACCTTCTTGGAATACCGCATCTTCTAAAATTTCGTTAGATTGCGACAAAAGCTCTGCTACCGCAGGAACCTTGCCATCGGGGTCAAGACGCTTGGCCCAATCTGCCAATGTTAAAGCGCCAGTTGCTAAAGTTGCCATTTATTCTTCCTATTGTGGATAAAGTCGATCAGCCAGTGATGACGTAGCGACTGGGCCTTTACCCCCAGGTACTAAGTTATCTTCTGACATTGCTTTGCCTGCTCGATAGAAAGCACGGATCATCTCGGGATGATTACCAATGCCAGTTGAATCGAGTAGAGCTTTTAGTTCAGGCGTTGCAAAAGCGTTGATCGCTTTGCCTGCGATAGCCAGATTCTCGTCCATTTTTGCACCGCCAAACTCTTTATCGGAGCGTGACTGTTCAGCCCAATCATTATGGACCTGTGCTTGTTGTGCCTGATGATCGGCCATGACTTTGGTTCTCATCAAACTACCCATATCCGTCAGGTGTTGAGCTTGTTTCTGGGTTAATCCTGCTTCCTTGGCCGCACTTTTAAAGGCGTCTTGGATAGTTTCGTCAACCACTGTTCCTTCTGGATAGGTGAAGTCTGTGTACTCTATCTCTACAGGCGCTTCAGGAGCTTCTGCTGACAATAGAGTGGCGTCTGTCGCTTCAATAACGGCATCTGTTGCAACTTCTTCAGTCGTCGATGCTATTTCTTCGGTCATTAGTCTGTTCCGTCAAGAGTTGTATATATAAGTCTGGGCAGCTATTAAACTGATCCAGCACCCAAAGCCCGATAACCCGCTTGCCTTCTTTATGTGCAGCGGTTAAAGCCTCACCGGTAAAGCTCGCTTGAAAGACCCCACATTCACCCATCAAGCGCCTAAGTAAACGACGACCTTCTGGCAAAGTAGCGATAGCTTGAAAGTCTTGCGACTCGGCGGCTACCTGTATCCTTCTAATTTGTTCCCGTTCCGCTCTTAAATCTTCATCCATAGCGTAACTGGAATGATTACTTATCATCCGCACCATAGAGCAGATTAGCTGCGTTCTTGAGTGTGCTACCCGTCGTCAAGCCCATGTCGGTGATCTGTAAGCAAATACTAACGTCAGTGCCTTTGTCGTCGCCATCGCGCTCTAGTGACTCAGTTGCCGAGGTTACGATTGCAATCGCCTGTAACGTGACCTGAGTCCCAGCCTTGAGTGCTTTCGAGATACCTAAAGACTCACACTGGTCCTCATCCAAATGCAGCGTCAAACCATAGCCATATTTAGCCGGCATACAGTAAGCAGCCTCACCCATATCGTCACAGTCTTTCTTCATACTAAGCATTTTCATCTTAGTACAAGCCTAGAATTAGCGTGGCAGTCGTACCAGTCGCCAAGATACGCTTAATCCTTAGATTAATAACAAAACCAATAGCATTGACAGGAACAGTCATAGTCAGCGCATTACCACTAGCCATGATTAAACTGATAGTTCCAGCGCCGCCCACATAGATTGCACGGGTAGCACCTTGGGCAAAGTCGGTCGTATCATTCGGCGTTACCGCATAGGCATCCGAATAACTGGTGTACATGTCATTAGATGACGCCAAGGTATTAGGATATTGAGCCATTAGATCAGTCCTGCTGGATACAAGGCGAAGATGCCAGTCGCAGTCGTTGAGGTCGCAGCGATAATAGACGCATTGATCTTAACGATCTGGCCTGCTGCCAAGCCTGTTAATAAGAACGTCCCGCCTGATGCCAAAGTACCCGCGACGTTACCAGCGCCTGTGACAGCAATGCCCGCACAAGGGCCACTAACTAAAGCCGTCGCATCAGTCGCAGTCGTTGGGACGCCCTCTAACTCGGTATATTCTTTAGCGCCGACGGTATAGCCTAGCGTTGAAAATAGTTGTCTAGCCATTTTGTTGTTGTCCTTTCATTTTGGCTAGCATGTCACCAGAGGCTGTGCCGGGTTGAGTTGAAGTTTGTCCTAGATTCTTTGCTGCTTGTGACATTTCCATCAGTTGCGCCTGCTTTTGCTGTTGAGCTTGAGCCTGTGCGCGTTGTTGACGGATTAGGCCAACTTGCTCACCACTGATAATCAGTTCTGGATCGATACCCAGTTTATCTGAGTACACATCCACCCAGTGGTCAGGATCAAACTTATCCAGAACATCAGGGCGTAAGGTGGCAATCTGTCCCATGCTTGAGACAAATCTATCAATCCCATTGACTGATACGGCCTTTTGAGCCTGAGCCAACATAGATACATACTCGATATTAAGATCATGGCCGGCTAATTCTTCAGGAGGGGGTGGTAACATGCCAGCAGTCAGTAGCCGCTCGAAGACTGTTTCTATCAGTGGATCAAGTAGCTCATTGTTAAGGCGCTCAACAACAGGCCCCAACATCAGCATTTTTTCTTCATTGCGCGCAGCCACTTCGGTTGCGGTCATGCGAGTGTCTTGCTGACTGATAGCCATGAAAATATCAGAGAAGAACGCCCCGTTAATACGGGTCCGCACATCCTGAATATCCATAAGCAAGGTTTGAAGATTAAGATTGACTTCAAAGGCAGTCTTAACCCCTTGAGTACCAGAGGAGGCATCATAATAAGAGATACCGCCGGGGAATAACTCGATCTCTCTATTCTTCATGCTCGATGGCACTTGAATAGGGGGATTGGCTTGATAGTCGATAGCTTGAGATTTTCTGAATTGTTGTGCTTGTAACTGCTTAATATCGCCTAGCGCTTCCATGCCAGGTGAAACACCATAGATGTCGCCACCTACGGTAGTCCAGCGAGGCGCTACACAAGGGAATGTTTGATAACCTGATTCGCGCAGAACCTTCTTGTCACCGGCATTACGCTCGAAGTACACCGACTTGAACGGCATATTCAGATTGTCTTTTTTACTCTGATCTCGATCAGCTCTGGGTTCAATAGCGTGAATCAAAGTGACCCACTGATCCAAACTGCCACGCTGATAGGCAGACTTAACGACAGATGAGCAGTTTTCTAAACCGAACTCACCTACGATCTCAGCAACGGTCTTGTCGAACTCTCTATATAAAGTATTGACCTCACCCTTCCAGTTAGTCGTGATGGCATACTCGCCAATCGTGAACGGATGTAAATGAATGACGTTATTGCAGTCTTCGGCAATTAAAGCAGAGGCCGTACCAAATGCGCCCAGCTCTTCATACATAGAGTGAAGGACTCGATAGCAGTTGGACTTAGCCAGGACATCACTGACTTGATCGGATACCGCATTCAACCAGACCTTAACAGGCTGGAACTCCATCAGATCTGTATCAGTGACAGATAACCTAAACCAAGGCCGTGATGGCGAGGTCATGCCTGACATCATGCCAGCCGCTAAGACTCTAAGTGCTCTAGTGCCTGTTGAGTCATAAATGGTATTGTGGCGTTTAAAGCCCTTATTTCTGTCGCCAATGAAGTAACGACCATTGACCGGCAGTAAGTTGCGGCTCACATCCGACCACTGCTGTAGCCAAGTAGACCGCTCCATTTTAAGGGCGTTCCAGCGGCTATTAAGTAGTTTGATTTCTTCTGACACTTATGCGCCTAGCAAAGTCTTCTTGGCTAAAGTGCCAGCGGCGATAGGATCACCTTGACCACCAGTTAAGAGGGTAGTAGTTACACCGCCACCGCCTTGCGCTACGTTCTGTGTGCCTACATCAGCCACAACTGCCTTTACATCAGGCGCATGAGCTAATTGAGGTGGTGGTGGTGGTGGAGCTGGAGCTGGGATGTCTGGCGCTGAACACATAATGACTCTCACTTTTAAAGTTAATGAGAGTCTAATGCGTCGATGTCACATCATCCGCACGGCCTACTTATGCAAGCGCTCACTAAATCGAGTCCGCTCTTTGATGATGTCTCTAATTGTAGACTTTGAGCAGTCGAACTTGTCGGCTAACTGTTGATAGCTGAATGATCCAGTATCATAAGCCGCCCTAATCGTTGCACAGTCATCATCAGATAAGGTTGTCTTTGGGTGATTCTCGCCACAAGCCTTGCCTGATCCAGTGCCAGTCTTTAGCATTAGCCATTCAGGTATATTCACCACCGTCCAAGCAATAACCTTCATATCAGGTGTAAATACGCCAATGACTGAATCGCCCGACGCTAACATCATTAAGCATGGATAAGACAGGGGGACTGCACAGTGTGATGCTCTAAGCCATTTAATCATTGTCGTCTTCTTCCGTAATTTCTTGAAATGCTTCATATAAAGCAAAGCATAATGCAATAACAAACAGGGCACCTGCTAGCCCAATACAGACAAAGCGGATGTCATCATTAATAGGGGAAAAGAATACGCTTATTAGTTCTGTCATGTTATCTCGCAAAGGGATCATGACCACGCATAGCGTCAGTGCGCGGTCTATTAGAAGAATGGTGTGAAGATGATTTGGGTATTACAGGGAATGAGAAGGTCAAGGCTAAGGCATCACCGATATCAGGAGAGGGTAGGCCACGCTTCTTGATCTCGTCTTTAGACTCTAATTGAATCTTACCAGCAGAGTTATAGAAGTAAGTCGGTGAGGCTAAGTCTTGCTTAAGACCTTGGTCGTTTGGTATACAGCCCCCACCAGTAAGCCAATCTCTTAACTCACACCATATCTCAGCGCGCTTGTTAAGATAGCGGCCATCAGTAGGCTTACCCGCAAAAGCTACTTCAGTGACCTCATGCCCCAACTGACGCAGTCTGTCTATCACCCCAGAACCTGCGCCAGCATCGATAAACACCGCATCAGGGCTATGCTCCATTATTTCAGAGGCTACCCGTTGAGCTAATGCCATGTTATCAATGCCACGCAGGATGATAGGCTTATAAGTTGATAGCCCTTGGCGCATAAAGATGACTGATCGATCGTCACCAAAGCGTGCCGGATCAACGCCCAGTATCTTAGGTGCATACATAATATCTCTATCAGGGATGGTACGAGTCGCCCCAGCTTCAACATCAGATAGTGACATTAATTGATTGTCACCCGCCGCAGTAAAGTCACATAAATACTCTCTAGCGAAAGAAGTCTCAGCCATATCACGCCTTAACCTTTCAACCTCGGCCTCATCAAGCGAGTGAGTATCGTATACTGTATATCGAGCCGAATACCAATCGTCATAACTGTCAGCTCTGAAATATAACTCACTGAATAGATTTATCCCGCTTGGCGTACCAATGAATAGTGCCCAACCTAGCCTATCTGATAGGGCGGGCTGAATAATGTCCTGCCAGACTTCAGGCTTAATCTGGGCAACCTCATCAATGACAATGCCATCGAGTCGAACACCACGCATAGCATCAGGATTATCCCCACCAAAAATACGAATGAGACAGTTATTAGCAACAATCTGCACTGATAGCTCTGATTCATTAATAATGACAGCGCCGTGAGGCACTAAGGGCGCAACCTTTTGTTTAAGTCTTGACCATGCAATCGCTTTAGCTTGCTTTAAGAACGGAGCGACATAAAAGAACTGCCCCATCTCTTTATCGAAGCGCATGGCAGCATCGAGGATCTCCATGATGGCTAGCTCAGTTTTTCCGGCTCGTCTATGGAGTGCGAGAACAGTAAAGCGTCTGCGGTTTGAATGACACTGTCGTTGCCAGTCTCTAGGGAAATAGTTGAGTCTAATCGGCTGCATTGACACCCGTAATGACTTGCAAAGTCTGGCCTCCTGAATGCTCAATCTTATCGACAAACATCTTCAAATGCTTGCCTTGTAACTCGCAAGCCTTCAGCGCCCCAGCATGGTTAATCATCTTGCCGTCATCTTCCTGTTGCATAGCATTAAGTTTAATTAGCTCGATGTCATCAAGCACTTTGTCGACGGTAATTTGTGTGCGCTCAGACCTTGCAGCCTGTGCCTTTTGGATAGCGGATTGAATACCAGCATTTACCATCAGCCTAGGGCCGTTCGTATTCGCTGTCTTAGCCGAATACCCAGCCCTAATAGCAGCTTGAGTTGCATTCAAGTCGATCAAGTATTCTTCAACAAAACGGCTCTGTCTTGGATTTAGTTTCATGATTCAACCATACTAGGTCGCAGCCTTATCTTCCGCACCGTCTTCACTGCGCATAGCTTTCCAGCGCTGCAAAGTGTCGATGGCCTCTTGTATATCCTGAGCTTTCCCTTTCGATCCTCTGATGCCAGCACAGAGTAATTTCTTAATTGCATGACCGATTGCTTGGTCGGTCACCTCAAACAAATCAAGCACACGGTAAACGTCGATGCTGTCAAGATGATAGGTATCTTTAAAATAATGCGAATGGCTCATAACATCACCTCGTTAAATGCTTTAATTCTGGCAGCTATATCACTCATCTTATGATTAACAACTAACTCCCTAACCTTTGCGACATAATCATCTTCTTGCGCATCAGTTGGCATCTTGTGTCTCATTGCCTTGCATTGCTTGTATAAAAACTCAAGGTCGTAATCTATAGCCTCCCTTGTGTTACTCATGTCTGTCCTTAACCAAAGCCCATAAAATAGCAGGGCTTGCGATAATTAAAAGTAGGGTAACGATCAACTTAACTAGCGCATCTTTAATAAAGCACATCGGCTTGCTCTCCCAGTAGCTTTTTGGTCAGTGTCTCAGTGGGCCAATCTAATGTTTCTGCTATATGGTAAGTATCAGGCATTGCCATCAAATACCCCTCGACGCGGCTGAGCGCTTTTAATATCTCTAATACGTCCGACTTGCTTAACTCTATTAATGCCATTCGCTTATCTCCCATGTGTGACTACCTACGTTTATGTAACATAAAATCCATATCGATATATCTACCATCTAGCCGCCGTTACCATGACAGCCAGCATAAAGGCTATGGTTAAGACATAAAGCATTGCGTCTAAGCTCATAATTCAAACACCATCTTGCTCACCCCTTTTTGATACTCTTTCGTAATTATCATTGTCGTAAAGCAGCCATCATCTACCCCTAGTGCTTGGCTCATGCCATCGATGTGCGCCTTACAGGAGGCTAAGGAATTATCAAGGTCGTGATTTCGTCTGGTTGGGTGAATGAAGGTAATGCGTAAAGTTTTTGGCATTAACTCAGGTCTGCCCATCCCTGCCA